GAACACCCTGAACTCTGCCGCTATGTCTCGCCATCCGTCCTCGTTATGGGCGGGCCTTTCCTCTATCGGTGGTTTCCAGGCAAGCAGGTCAGTCATTGTGCTTATATATCCTTTCGATTACCGGGCCGCCTCACTCTCCTGCCACACCCCACGCAATCAAGCAAACTGCGGCCTATATTTAATTCAATTAAATGCATTTACTCTATTGACTACCGGACCAATTGCCCTATTTTATTCTTATTCAATCAAACAGGAGAGACACCATGAGAATCTTCGTAGAGAGACAAACCTACCAGCACCCACACAGGTCGCAGTGGACCGTCACCAAAAACATGTTTGTTGAAACCAAAGCGGATGGAACAGCAGACAAACGCAAAGCTCCACGCGCAGGTCGGCGGCAGATTCACACGCACGTTAAGGGCTACACTAGAGTATACCGCGACGGATGCTTAGCCGCTGAAAAATATTAACTTATTCAATCAAACAGGAGAGACACACCATGACTAGCTACACCGGCAACCTGACTATTGAGACTAAATCGGACGCAGAGAAATACGCTGGAGTCACCGAGGTGACGTATCTCACGCTGGACGCTCTTTGCGACGGCATTCGTCGCGGGGCTATTGATCAAAACGCTTTTGACCACTGGACGAGTCTCCCAACTTTCGGCGGTGCCACACCAGCAGACACAAGTGAAATCTGGTCTTGGGACGAAACGCGGGTCATGGTTGGAGCGTGTGCCGACGACATGGAAATCTTGACGCGAGAGGATTGGGCGGCATGACCATGGTGTGCCTGTAATCTCTGAAATCTGCGCGTTGTTTACCCAAGACGCCACCACAGCCACTTTTACCCGATACACGAAGTTCGATTAGACACGTTCAAGCGTGAGATTCTAGAGACTGCATGATCTGTTTGAGAGTATGAAGTGATGACTAAGTATGACTGCATTTGTGAACTAAGCAACGTCCACGCCACCGACACTGACCCGCCAGAACTCAAGCGCGAACGTGACTGCCCGGTTCATGGTGTTGACCCTGATAGGCAAAGGGATGAGCAGCAGGAGCGCGAACGGATTAAGAAACAAAACGCTATTGCACTTTTATTTGGCGCTGCCGGTATTGGTTACAAAGCGAAAGATGGCCGCACCTACATACTACACGACGGGAGAATGACAGAGAGTAGCCACTGGGAGCGCTCAAATAATTATCCTTACTTTCCTATTCAGCGCGGCCTAAAGCGCCCTTACGATATGCCGCGCGAAAGCCTCGCCGGATCGTTTGAGCGTCTGCGCTATCAGGTGGCGCGCATTTTTGCAGGCATCGGCCTCTACCGCTTTTCGTTTAGGTTGGTTGATTTTCTGCACAAGGTTTTGTGCTAGACGTTTAAACGTCTTCTAATAACTCTGCGCTGATAATCCGATTAAACACCGTGCACCGGCAGTTGATCACGTTCGCCGCCGTGCCGGACGGATCGCCGGGATGCATGAGTGGGCCAAGCGAGGTTTTAAACGGCTCTTCGATACCAACGCCAATCGGGTTCATACTCGGCACCTCACGATGGGCCTCACGCGTCTTGTTGTCTTGCGAGTAATACCAGAACCGGCGGACTTGCTGCGCCGCGATCTTTCCGCTGTCGACAAATGATTGCATCAGATTGTGAGCCGATCCGTTCACAGCGCGCAGCGCTTCCGTCCGCGCAATCGTCTCGCTTCTATACTTGACGTAACGCTGCCTGTAGCGGTCCACCATGCGATCAATCTGTTTCTGCGATAACTTACGACCGGTTTGAATGGAGCGCCTCACGGTGCCGTCAAATCGCCTGTCTCGCAACTCTCTTGCTAAAGCATCCGCGTCGCCCTGTTCGAGCATCCGCCGGAAATTAGACACGGCCATTTCTTGGCGCGCTGTGAGTCCTATGCTTTCGCGCACACGGCGTGCTGTCTCTATTGGGCTAGTGCCGCGCACCGCCTCCTGACGTATCACCTCACGCACTATGATTCTGACGTCTTCGCCTATCTCTCTAATGCGGTGTGCTGTGTAGTTGTTAGCCCAGCGACTGATCCGTGGGTTGGTTGCGTCGAATACGAAGTTGACAACATCACCACGGAGATTTCGCACCGCGCCCTGGGTTTCCGTAGTGAGTTTGGCGCCAGCCATGGCCGCGCCGGAGAAGGCCCCGGAAAATTCCTGCATAGCATCGTCGGTTGCGAACGGCCGCACCATATTAAGGATTGAGTTGATATCACCAATCTCTATGAGGCGTATGAGCAATTCCGCGTCCATATTTTCACGTACTAGGGCGTATGCGCGCCGGAGAGCGCGTGCGATCACCTTTTCCTGGCTGTCTATGAGCCGAGTAAGGCGCGCGACGATCTCCGGCTCATCGGCCTTCATTAAAGCGTAATTACGCGCCCTGTCTGCCGGGCTATACCGCTTGCGTGTCTGCTGGTTCCCGCCGAAAGTCAAATCAGTTGTCCTCTACAAAACCCATAACCTCGTGGACCACAGCATAGTTTGCATCGATCAAGGCATCCAGAGCCGAATGGCAATTATCTCGTATCAGCTCCGCCGCCTTGTGGTCCCGGTCCATCGATGAGGCCACATAATCAAGCAAATGGGTTTCAAGATTAATCCTGGCGATGGTCACCAGATTAATCGGGCTGGCCTCTTCCGGATCGTCTAACTCAGTGTCCGTCACGAGATAGTATTGATTGGGTAAACATCGCCCCAACCATCAACTGTCGCGCCGGGCCGAACATGGGACCGGATGTTTGCGAGATGTTGCCGAAACCTGTCATAGCGTCCGGTACGGTATTGAAGCTGACCTGCGACAATCCCTGGGTGAACACCTAAGACAAGAGAAAAACCAATTAGATCACGTTCTGAAAAGAACGGGTCTTTGCGAGCAATAAAGGCATCCATCTTGCTACTCGAAACGCAAAACTCTTGTGCCGCAGAATTAGCCAGTCGATCTTCTTCATCAATATCAGGGCCGTATCCCGCTCGTTCTCCCTCAAGCTCAATATCAATTAAGAAAGAATCCGTGCCTCGCCCGTCACCGTTCAAAACATGCTCAAGTTCATGGCGAAGAACGAACCAAAAATTATCAATGCGATCATGACGCATAGTAAGGCCAACGACTGGCGAATTATCATCGAGCCAGAAACACACGCCATCAATTTTCGTGCGCGGCAATGTTTCAACAATTACAAGCCTTACTCCGCTTTCGGAGAGAATACGCGGAACCTTGCGTGCTTCTTCAGGAGCGGCTGTAAGTAACTTCAATTTTTTAATCGCTGCTCTCAGAGCCTTTTCTGAATATGTAGCGACCATTATCTCAGATGCTATCTGGCGAACACGATAGAGCCAGGCTAACTGAGCTGGCGTCGTATCGGTGTTAACCTCAGTCTTTTTCTCAGCATGGGGAAGTATCTCAATTTCGTCAGCTTTATTGACCCCGAAAAACTTTATCAGCCCCGCCTCAACAGCCTTTAAATCTTGCGCGTCGCTTGCATGAATCCACCCACGCTTCACCATTTCGGCAATAGGCAGGTCGCCAAATAGCGCGGCGCGGGTGGCCCGACCGGAATCGGGCCGCTGTGCGATGCGCGCAATCGCTAAGTCATAATCCCTTTGCAGCTCAAGAAACCGCTTCGCTTCAACACCAAAAACTTCTTCGAGTGCGAGCGCAGTTTGCGGCGTTACCGCGCTCTTTCCGGCAATCATTTTATTGACGGTGCCCTCATTTTTTTCCAGAACAACGGCTAGTGTCCGTTGCGTCCAGCCCCGATTTTCGAGCAGGGAGGCGATGAATTGCCCGGGCGTCTTGAAATCACTCATTTCAGCTTACGTCTCGTCAGTCCTGTCGTCATCGTCGGGCTCCTGCCTTGTTCCAAGCAAGTCATCTGCGTCTTCCGGCTTGTCCGGCAGGCCAGCGATTTGGCGCAATTCATTCTCCAGCTCATCGTCTGGGAAGAGCGGCATGCCAGCCCCAGAAACGTTGCGAAGGTAATTACCTAATTTTTCTATATCTTCAGGCGCCACTTGTCCAGGCTTTGCTGTCGGCATTAATTCCAGATCAAAGCCATTCACGGACCATACACGCGGTATCAAGAACCGATTAAGTACAGCCGCGATCATATCGAGATAGCCGGTCAGGGACGTGAGGAATAGGTCTGTCTTATCACGCGACAAGGCGAAGCTGCCAGCAGAAGTCTGACCAAGCATAATGAAGTCGGCCAGGACTGTGCGCGCAATATCCTTTTGGTAACGGCTGATGGTATCACCAACCGGGATAGAGCGCGTGCCGTTCGATGCGATGAGGTCGATATCAACCATGCGTTGGGCGGATGGTTTACCGTCCTCTGTTTCGTAAACGTCAGAAGGTAAAATCACAAAAGCCTGATCGTTTAGCTTTACGTCACGACCGATTTTTACAATCGAATTGTAGAAAGCCTGCTGCTCCGCCGTCTTCGTAGCAGCAAGATATTCCGAGGGGATACGCATGACGGGTAGGCCGTTGAGCTCACGTTCAATCGCAATAGCTTCTATCCGCTGCATGTTGCTCATGTAGTAATACGGCACAAAGGCGTTACGCAATACAGAGCGTCCGCGAGGATTATTATTCACCGTCGTGGTCCGGAATAGTAAACCCTTTTCAATTGGTATCTCTTGAAGGCCAGAATTGGTGTACTGCTTGATACCAATCACGCCACCATCTTCGTCAATCATGAAGTCTTCGATTGACCACTGAGAGCGTGGCGCCAGCTTACGAATACCAATCAGGCCGTCCGAATATTTCGAGCGGCGCTTTGGATCGGACTGATCCGGCCCATTTCTTTTCTTGAGCACGATCTCCGAAAATGAGAAGCCGTAAGTCAAGAAGGAAAGCACGTCACTAATAAAGTCTTCGAAGGTGTGCGACATATCATCAAACAGGCTTTCGGCAAACTCAGCCTTATCGAGCGCCGCCTGATCATCATTATTGACCGGCACGAAGGTCCACGGCACGGATCGTAAAACCATGTCCATTGCCATGAGGATCGCGCCAACAGTCGCGTCGTTATCCTTCATCTCTCGAAACTTTTGAATGCCGCGCTTACCTCGCAGCATTGGTGTAAATTCATCATCATGGGCTACGCCACCATGAGATCCATTACCGGACGCGGCACCCATCTCACTCATCATGTCGCCCTTGAGCTTTGAGCGACTTCCGTGCTGTTTACTGGCCAAGGTTTAAGCCTCCAAGCTTGCTGGTCTTCTCGCCACCCACACCCATGGGTTTCCGTTTTCTCTTCGCCGCGCGCCGGATACCTTCAACAGCATAGCGCACACTATCGATCACGTGGTTTTTCTTGTCCACCAAGATTGGTAAAACATCACCAGTCCTGTCATCAACCTTGTAGCTGTAGGTCTTAAACTCATCCAATGTGTGAACGCAATCCGGATGAATAACGACGTCATAGCTCTTGATGAACTCGACGCCATCCTCAACAGATCGCGGCCCCTTCTTAGCGCCACTGATATTAAACGCTTTTCGCCTCAAATACGAGATTGTTTCTGGGCGAGCGCTATCGGCCGTGATTGGCCATTCCCGGGAGCCCTCTACCCCCCTGAAGCCTTCCGGATTTTCCCAACGTAAAGCCTCGTCAATAATGCTGCCCGGGCAGTCTCCGGCAAAGAATGCCGGTAGGTGATCGATCTCGACACCGATCTTGTAGACCTCCTTATCAATGAAGAGCCTCCGCCCGTCGATGAAGCCACGCACCAGAACTGTAGGGTCAATCGAGAACCCCCAATCAGCGCCGTAATAGAACCGATCGACCTGATCGGCATTGACCGGCTCAAACCACTGAGATTTAAAGTTCCTGAAGACGCGGCCTTCACTCTTCAGATTATAGCAACCGCCCCAAATCCAGTTGAACTTATCTGGGTCGCGGTCCTTGTCCCAAGCCATCTGATCGGATAGCTCTTTGGGAAACCATGGGTTGTCCCCGTAGTTGAGCTCAATAATTTTGCTGTCGGGTGGTGGCTGCTTCCTGAAGTTCCTGTCCGTGGCGCTGTTTTCGGTTTCGGGGTTCCAGGTCACCCAGACCTCTGAGCCCGGCTCACGCACTGTTGGGAGCACCTTATTCCAAGCATCGTTGCTGACAGGCTCCGCCTCGTCAACCCAGAGAATAAGGATACGGGATTTGGACTTGATGCTGTCCAGGTTATGCCTTAAGCCAGCAAACTTAAATTCAACGCGTCGGCACTTGGTTCTGATGTACTTCTCGCCCACGTCGAAATGACTTTTGAGAAACGGGTCATCACCGATCACGTTTTTGACCTCAGCCATAGAGCTATCGTCAAGGCTATTCATGAACTCGCGGCCGCAGAGGATAATCCCCCTAACGTCAGCCTGGGCGAATATAACGGCCCTAACCGCAGCCATCTTGGCAAAGGTGCGTGTTTTGGCGCTACCCCGTCCGCCGTAGGCGCAGCGAAACCTGGCCTCACCTTCGAAGATGGGAACCAGCTTAGGCGGCAAGTCTATGTCGGCGCAGTCCTCAGCGGCTGCTAGGGCAAGACTATTTCGAGCCATCCGCAGCAACCAACCGGATCGTTGTAACCCTGATGGGCTCATCGTCTTCGTCAACGAGTTGAGTGGGCATGATCTTACCGATCAGGCCTATGAAGGCAACCGGGTTTTCACTCATCTGTTGACGCAGCCACATGACGCCGCCCTGGTTTTTCTTAGGGCCAGGCGGTCCCGCCTCGAAAGCCTCAATCACCGCAGCTTTGATATCCTTGGTGAGCTTGTTTTTCGCGCCCTTCGGTCGGCCCTTACCCTCGTTGCCGCGGGGAACCCGCTTGGCTTTTGGCGCTGGCTTCTTTTCCATTTTCGTATTCCCTCCTAATTTATGAATTATTTAAACAGGCATATAGCCTAATTAATTTCGAGAGCCTTGGCTAGTGAGGCGACGTCACCCATGCCGCGCTCGCGCTTGATAAGGGCCACGTGAGACATACCGTGCCTGATCGCGGCGTCCTTGAGGCGTTCGCCCTTCTTGCGTCGTGCTAGGAAACAACGCTCACCGAGAGTGGTTGTCCGTTTTCCGCGCCGGTCGATACTGGCCCAGCTAGTCGCGTCACGTTCACGCTTGGCCTCAAGCCAGACGCGCTCCTGCTCTGTGAGTTTACTCATAGTGGTCATGGTGTCGGTGCCCTTGTTGTTCATCGGGGTGATAACGATAGTTTACTTAATCGATGTTGTCTAGCCAAAAGTTAATACTTGCTTCAACGTGATCGAGAAGGGCTGGTCTGTGATTTCTTATAAGGCTGGTGTCTCGCTTTTGGGCCCAGCGCCCTCCGTCGTACCCCATGAAGTAATTGGCCTTGAGCCGAGCTGATCCGTTGACGCTAATCTTGACGTTGACCCATTGCCAGTCCGGCTTCTTGATCGTCGCTACGTGAAGCGAGATATTCCAGCGCTGCTCTTCAAAGTCAACATAGTCGATGATCTCCCACCCCGGGCCCGTTGGTACGGTCCCGACGTGAGAAAGAAATTTTCTGCTTTTTGGTCCTGCCATATCTCTATTGCCTGTATGTTGCTGTCTACTGCCGGTATCGGTATTTTTCGGCCCGCATCTTTACAGGGGTACAAAGAGTATACGTTCCCCAGTCAGCGATGACGCTTGGGGAAGCTATACTATTTTTGTACCCCTGTCAAGAGTGAAATAGCCCCCGGCAGTACAAATGTACAAAGGGGTATTTTGTACCCTTTTGTACCCCACTTAAAGTGGTATCTCATGGCAATTAAAACCGGCATAAAGATCGCCTTAAAATTACCAGAGGTACACACTTCTCGGAACACTATCGTCAATTTGGTAGTGTCTCAGTTTGAAATCTCTTTCTTTTTGTAAGGTCCGCGCTTTTTTGGAGCGGGTGCGCGAGCATCAATCAGGCTAACAATCCAAGCCGTATCGCGCAAAGTGTCGGATACGCCAACTGCATAGACTTTCCTGATTGACGCATTAAACTTTAAGCTGTAAACGAATTACGACGTATCAGGCAAATCATACAAGGGCAACAACTTTGGAAGATATCGACGTATTGAAGGCGCACATTAAGGCTCAAGCAGTTAAATCCTTTCCAAAGGCAATGCTTGAAGATTTGATGAAGCGCTGCGAGCGAGCCTATCTGGAAACCTTTGCCGAAGTATCCCATAGCAAAACCACTCTGCTAGAGCAGCGCATTTATATGCTGCGGCAAGCCCGGTGCTTTCGGATGGACTATGAAGCGGAATATCCTTCCGTTGCAACACCAAGCATTGCAATTCCTTCGCCAACTTGGAAAAGAGACCCGAAGAAAAAAGATACAGGTAAAGAATGAGCATCGCAGCAGGTTTCATTGGCGCTCGATTGTCCCAAGCACGTAGGGCTAGGGCGATCACAGCCGCCGACTTAGGAGACATGACGAATGTGAGCTCACAGTCGATCTC